GTCAAGGCGTGCGCGGCCGCGTTGTAGCTGATCACCGCGCCATCTTTGAACTGGCTCAGCACGACATCTGGATCGGCGGATGGCGCGGGGTATTGAGAGCTGTACAGCCCGCGCAGCACAACGGCGTTAGCCAGGTCGCCGTCACCACAGAGCAGTTTGACCTGTTCGCCGATGCTGGGAGGCGCCCAGACGATAGTCTCTCCTGCCGCGCTGACGAGCCATGGTATGAAGTCGGTGTGGGCCTCGCCGCTGCTGATTCGGCATAGCTGACGCTCGTGGTCGACCTCGGTCACCACGCCGTCGCGCAGAAGGTTGTTGACCTGTTGGGGCAGAGCGCTATCCATGCGCTCATGTTCAGCTCGACGCCTCGCGCGCGCACGTAGCACACGCCGTAAGAGGCGCCGCTACAGCGTAGCGCTCAGTACCAGCCCGCTGCCCCCACCTTGGCCACGATCTGGGTGGTGGAAATCGCGCCGTTGGACCTGCGCAGGCGGATGATCAGGGTGACCTCCGCATAAACGTTGTCCAGGGACGCGGCGGTCACGGACACCGACGCGGCTACCGACCGCGAAGTGGTGCAGGAAGAGTACGAAGCGGCGCCATTGCTGACGGATGCGGCGCCCACGTTGGCCGCTTCGAACTGCACGTCGTACTCGCCGACCGTAGCGCCCGCCGGCAGCCAGGTTCCGCTGATGGGGTCAGAGCCGGTGTTATTGCCTCCGCCGGTCGCGTTCTGGAGGATTCGGTACGTTCCATTGCTGTCGATGATGAACGTGACCGTGGCCACAGCCGAGCCACTGGAATTGGTGCGCGACTGGTTGTGCGCACTGAATGCCTGGCCGTTGATCGGCAGTGTGTAGGTGGCGGTACCTTTCGCGGCCCACAGGTTCGACACGTCGACGCCACCCTGACGATAACCCACGTCAGGCCGCTTGCTGCCGTAGGCGATGGCCGCGTACCGCAGGGCGCCGCCATTGCGCAGGTTGGCGACGGAGGGCCCATTGCCCATGATGTCCGGGTCGAAGAGGTCATCGAAGTCGACAGATTGGAAACGGTAGCCCTTCGCCATATCAGCGTCCGGCCTTCATTTCGGCAAGTTCTGCGGTCAGCGAGTCCACCATTTCAGCAAGCTCCGCGACAGCGCGGTATACCGGCGGCAACGCCTGGTCGATCTTGATGGACGGGACCAGCTCCCCATTGAACGCAACGCCCTCTGCGTCCACGACTTCCGGCATCAGCTCCATGAACTGTTCCGCGTCGAAGAACAGGCGGGTACGGTCGTCGCTGTTGAACTCAGGTTTGTAACGACCGATCAGGGTGGCCACGCGGCGCACTTCGGCCAGGCCGTATGGCATAGGGCCTTCGATGTTCTTCAGCTTGCGAGATGAGCCGAAATCGAAGCCGCCGGAGGCGACCACGTTGCCGACAAATGAATGCCCGACGAAACCGTTCTCCGCGCTGTATTGAAGGCGGCCATTGCCGTCATTCCAGCCGATATATCCGCGACGTGTACCGTTAGTGGTATGGAACGAGACATAGCCGCAGTTGGTCAGAGAGCCCTCGGTAGTACGAATACCGCCATTGGACAAGACGCAAGCCCCGCCGGTGGAGAAATCGCCCGTGGCGCTCAGGTTGTGATTGACGACGGTCGGGCCGTTCAGTCCGATGGAAGTCCCGCGAAGCGACAGCGGCGCGTAAGCGCCGTTGCTGTTGTTAACCGCGTCGATGCCCACGCCGAGCGCGCCGTTCGCGCGGAAGAAAAGCTGATCCCCACCCGCAGTCGGCATGATGCGCAGCGTTCCGACGTTGATCGACTGGTCGCCGCTCGAAGTCAGAATGTTGCCGCCACGAACGATGGTCGCGGTATAGCCCCCGGTTTCGTTCCGGATATCGAAATTCGCGCCGTTCTTGAAGATGTAGCTCTCGCCAGTGCCCAAATACAAGACGCCGGACTGCGCGTTCCCACCCCATCCGTAGATTCGGATCGCATTGCCGTTGATGTTGAGTGGACCGGTCATGGTGTCGCCGGTCTTCTGCACGTACTCGGCGTGAGTATGCGCGGCCGGTGCGTAGGTCGCAGGCTTGTTGGTGACCTCGTTCCACGTTGGCCAGCGCGTCGCCGTGTCGGGTTGTCCTGCGAGATCCGACCAGGGATGCGAGTGCCCGGTCGGCGGGTAGGTCGCCGGCTTGCTGGTGACCTCGCCCCAGGTGGGCCAACGGGTGGCCGTGTCCGGCTGACCGGTGATCGAGGACCAGACGTGGGTGTGGGGCGAAGGTGGGAACTGCGATGGCACGCCGGTCAGGTTGCGCCAGTCGCGGTAGTAGTCCCCATGGTTGCCGTCGAGCAGGTCCGCGTCTAGGCCATTGCTGTGGCCCTCATCACGCAGAGCAGCGCCGCGCAAGCCCAGTTCAGTGCGGAGCAGTGCGGCGGTGGCCAGGCCAAGCAAACCCTTCACGAACGCGCTGGGGGCGCCGTCACCGAAGCGCTTGTTGACGTAGCGCGCCAGTCCGAATGGGGTAAGCGCAAGCGTAGGGTCGGATCCGGCCTCGGCCTCCAGATCGGTGGCCAGGCGAACCACGCCCACCCGCGAGGTGGTGGCCGGCGGGTTGATGAAGTCGATGTCGCCCACTTCGATGCTGGTGGCATTGACCTTGGCGAACCGAATGTCGGTGGCCAGCAACATGACCGCCGCGGATGCCTTCTCCATGATCGGTGCCGGCTGGGAGTAGACGGCAAACAGTGTGCCGTCCTGCAGGTACAGTCCGAAGCCACGCAGCGTGTAGGCGTCCGCCGTGTCGTCGCGCACGTTCAGGTGCAGGGTATCGGCAGCGACCGCTTGGCCGCCGAAGGTGGTCAGGCGTTTGGCCTCGCCTGGCACCGTTGCGCCGACCGTGGCCACGTCAAAGTGCTGCGCGGTCAGCCCGACGTGGGTCAACTTTACCGGGGCGGTACCGGAGTGCTCTGCGTTGACGATGGCCGCGAAACCGGCCGAAGTGATGGTGATTTGGGGAACGGGCATGGGTCTTCCTACGGTTCGCTCGCCGCCAGCTGCAGGCGGGTGGAGGTGAGCACGCGGGCGACGCCGAGGACGCCGATGGCGCCTTCTACGTTGATGCCCTGGGTGAAGGTGAAATGCGAGCGCACAGGCTTGGCGCGGTTCACTGCCGCCATGACCTGGTCAATGAACGCGGCCGTGGCTTCCTGGCCGCTCTGGCCGCTCAGGGTCAGCAGCAGCTCGAAGGTGTGCGGCGGCCCGGGCGGATCCAGCTCCCACCACTCGCGGATCTGGACTTGGCCACCAAAGCTGGCCACCACGTCGGCGATGCTCTGCGCGGTGCCTTTGTGCCGCTGGATCTGGAAGGAGCTGGCGATCCGGGAGCGCTGAATGTGTTCTGGCCACTCGCTGCTCCACGTGTCCACCGATACGGTCCACGCCAGGAACGGCAGGAATTCTGCCGGGCAGGTCCATGGGTTCCACAGGGTGTGGTGCACCATGGGGATACCGGCGAGCTGGGCGTCAGCGCCCTCCACAGCTCGCTCCAGCCGCGTGCTGTTGGGCGGCAGCAGGGAGCGCGGCTCAGTCATCGGTGCCCACGTGGGTGATCACTGCGGCCGTGCAGAAGGCGGCTGACTGCGCATTGACGATGATGTCGGCGGCAGGGCTGATCAACTTCACTCGCTGCACGCCTTCAACGTGGAGAACCGCGTACAGGGCCGACATGGGCACATCGCGGTCCAAGCGCTGGGACTGGCTGCGGAACTGCTCCACGCGCCGGTTCGCCTCTGCCAATACCAAGCCGCTGTCCGGGCCATTGAAGGTGGTCAGCTCTGCGCGGATTTCGTAGGGGTGCACTTGCGCGCCGGCGACAGTGACGTGGTCGGTGAGGGGCCGGACGTTGCCGTTGAGCAGGGCGGCTTCAACCGATGCCAGCAGCGTCGCATCGGGCGTGCCGTCGCCAAGGCGGGACAGCACCGTCACCACGACCTCGGCAGGCGCCGGGCTGTGCACGCTCGCGTCAAGCACATCGGCATGGGCCGACAGGGTGTGGAAGATGTAGGCACCCTCGGGCCCGGCTACCGACAGGCCTTCCGGCGCGAGCTGGATCCGGCGGCGGAAGTCCTCATCGCTCTCGTAGCGCGCGGGCGTCCCGGCCTCGGGGTCAGCGGGTACCACCAGCTTGCGCTGCACGCCATAGGGCACGGCGAGGTTGTCCAGGTCGCCGCCTTGGGCGAAGGGAAGCATCACGCCGCGTGCGCGCTGGTTGAACTGCTCGCGCAGGAGCATTTCTCGGTACGCGCTGGCCTGCAGAATCTTGATCACCGGATCGGATTCGACGATGGCCGAAAAGTCCGGACAGAGCCGGCGGAACTCAGCCAGGCGCTCGGCGTAGATCGACTCGAAGGTGCGCTGCTCGAAGATGTCCGGTGCCGGCAGCTTGTCGACTTCGATGGCGGTAAACGTAGACACGGCTGTACCGGCTGGAGGGGTAATTCCAGCTTCCCATCGCGCGCGCGCGTGTCCGGCGGGGGTGACGTGTAGGGGCCGCGCCTACGCTATTGCCCGCCCAGATGGTCAAGGATGAGGTCGCGTACCAGCTGCTCATCGGCTTGGGTAAAGCCCAGCAGTAGGCGGCGCTGGTAGGTGACCCTGAGACTGTTGGAGCCCACCGTGTCTGAGCGCCCTTCCTGATGGATGCGGGCAATGCGTGAGACGCGGCCGGTAAAGCCGACCGTCACT